GGTCTTGCCGCTGGCAACGGTGGTGTCAGTGGTACGGAAGTAGTTGTTGCTGGCGTCCTTCTCGTAGTACATCTTCGCGGCAGGATTGCCGGTCGGGCTGGACACGGAAGTGAAGGACTCGGTGCCCACGCTGATGATGGCGATGCCGTCCAGGTACTCAGCCCACAGCGCCATGCCCATGAGGGCAAAGCTCTCGCCCACAGCGGTGGAGTAGTTGCCGTTGGCATGGAAGCCGATCAGGTTGGTCTCGCCCTGCACGGTGTAGTCCAGACCCAACTGGGCAAACTCGGAATCGGAGGGGTCAATGTAGTACAGGTCGATGTTCTCCACGGGCAGCGCAATCACGGTGCCACGGGCCACGTCGGGCGCGGACAGCAGGAACAGCACGGAGTAGCCCATGAAGTTCTGCACGTAGTTCAGGCCGAACTGGGTCTGCACAGTGATGTCGGCAGCGCCCAGGTATTCGTACAGGTCCAGTACGTTGGCAAAGCCCACCACGTTGGTGACGGTCTTGCGCATGGTGTTGAACTTGTTCAGCACCTCGCCCTTGGCCTTGGCGAGAGCGGCCTGCCAAGTGGAGGCAACGCCGGTCAGTGCGCCGGTGTTCAGGAAGGTGTAGAACCGGGTCAGGACATTGCTCTGCAGCTCATTCAGGAAAGCCTCGTCGCTCTTCTGGACAGCGATGGACGCGCCGTACTTCTCCACATCTTCGATGGGCACGGCCTTGGCATACTTCTCCAGGGACAGGTCAGCCATGCCAGCCTTGGTGATGGTCGCCTTGCTGTAGGGGATCACAGCACCGGCGGGAACATTGCCGCTTTCCAGCGCAACAGACGCAGAGTAGGTCACCAGCGCAGTGCCGGGGGCCTTGCGGATGGGGCGCATAATGCCCAGAACGGTGCGCAGGGCGTCCCAGTTCGCGCCGAAGCGGGTAACGAAATCGATTTCACGGGCCGTAATGTTGGTATAGACATTCGGCAGAGAGTCACGGGGATTGGTGAAGGTTTCAACATTGGTCACAGCCATGTTTTTTCATTCCTTTCTATCTGAATAGTGTGAGGTTTTCGGCGATTGCCTTCTGGCGCTCGGTGGTGTCCTTGATGGCAAGGATCTCCTTCTTGGTCATCGTGTTGCTGCCGCCGGGCGGGGTTTCGGGCTTGTCGCCCTTGCTGCCGGTGGTGGCGACATACTCGCCCCATTCGGACTTGATGCCTTCCCGCTGCTTGCCTTCATCCTTGATGGCGTCGCCGTCCAGCTCCAGTGTGTCGAAGTCCGTCATCTTCACGATGCGGGCGTGGAACTTCTCGGGGATGTTCTCTGCGGTGAGCAGCTTGCGGAAAGCGGCCTCCTTCTTCGCATGCGTTTCCTTGCCTGCGACTTCGGCCTTGTAGTTTTCGTAGGACTGATTGAGCTTGTCGTAGTCCGACTTGGATACCCAATCCTTCCCGCTCTCATAGGCGTCCAACTTCTTCTGAACGCCGTCCAGTTTGTCGGCTTCTGCCTTATACTTGGCAAGGTCATCCTTCAACGTATCAACCACGCCCAAATGGAGCGCGATCAACTTGTTCTCGATGTCCTCCGTATGGGCATCGCCGAGGATATTGCGGATTTCACCGCGACTGAATCGAGTTGCCATGACATACTCTCTCCTTTGCTTCGGTGGCAGTTCTTTGCCATTTGAGATAATAGGCGGTGCTTCGCCCTGGTATAAAAACAGCGCCCGAAGGCGCTGGATTTATCATGCATTTTGAAGGTTCTTCTTAAAAATGCGCTTGTATTCGTCCGCGTAATTGAGGAACGCGGGTCTGAGATGGGGCTGGGAGCGGACAAACCAGCCCAGATGCCATTCGCCATCGTCTCCCAGGTACCACCATGGATCTACATCGTGGTGTCCGCGCTCGGCGTTGTTGATGACCCAGTCAGGCGGCGCTTCATAGTTGGGACCGGTGCCCAGTTCCTGGTACGCAGCCCAGTCGAGAGGACTGCCCACGCGCACAGTGTCGTTCTCAGGAATGACTTCCTTCATGTAACTGTCACGTAGTGCGCCGGTATCCACCGGGGCGAGGGCGCGAACATGCTTCACAGCAGCGTCCCCGATCTCGTTCAGGGTCTTTTCCTTGGCCCTGGGCAGAGCACGGAGCAGTTTGTCCATGTTGTTCACGTCCACCCTAAAGGAAAACGTTGGCATGTTCTCACCCCTTTAGCCACCGTCTGTGCAGTTTCTCCAGCTCCACCTCGCCCCCGGCCTTCCTTATCTGGGCATCCCGCCACTTTCGGTAGGCGGAGGTTTGTGTGGGCAGCAGTTCCCGGCTGTATTCACCTGGGGATTTTCCCGCGAGATGCACCGCCATGCGGCATCTGCATCTGTACGTCTCCTGCGGAGGCGCTTCCGGGTCGTGAGGATAGCGAAGGTCGCCATACAGCCCATGAAACTTCTCCCCCACCTTGATTGTGGTGCCGTGGAGATGTTTGTGGGAGGTACGGACGTTCATGTCCATAATTGCCAGCCACGTCTCCTCCACATCGAGGCCCATGTGCTGCGCTTCTCTTCCCAACAGATACGCCCCGGAGTCAGAAGCGCCATAGATGGAAGCCCTCGCAGCCGAAATCATTTCGCTTTTCCGGGCCTTTGCCATGAGAAAAGCGGCCTTGCGCGGGATCTCTTCGGGCTTTTCCACCTGAAAAACGGCAGAACGCACCGCTATTTTGAGCCGTTGCTCGTTATATGATGTATCCTTGCCCCGTTTCAGCTTGCGCCGGGGCAGGGATATTACCTTTGCGTTTTCAAGTCCGGCCACAATCGCCTCTGTAATGGGCCACATCTCCACCCCGGACAGCGCCATGACGTAGGCGGACTCGTTCATGCCAGCCGCAAAAGCGGATACAAGCCCGTTATTTATCTCGTCAATGGTGCTTCCGTTGGCACGAGTGAAGTCCTGGGCGATGATCCTGCGCAGGAGCACCCATCTTGGCCCGGAAAACGCGCCCATAATCCGCATGCGGTAGTCTGTCGGCTTTTCCCCTGTGCGGGGCTGCAGGGCGTTTAATTTTGGTCTGAGAAACGACCTTAGTCTGTCCTCTGTACGCTCCTGCGGACTGCTGTAAATGCTTGGAAGGGCGTTCAAGACGCGCTTGAGCGCCTCGTCGCCGGGATGCCTGTCATTCACAGCGCCTCACCGCCAACATCGTTCACGTCCGTCATCTCGGTGCGCTCAGTCCGCTCGTCTACTTCCCCGTCTCTCTCAGCAAGAATGGGGTCAATCTCGTCCACCGTGATCCATGGTAGCTTCTCCAGAATCGCCCGTTCGGACAGATGCTCCGCCGCCATGATAATCATTTGAGTCTGTTCAAGCTGGTTGGAGATGCGGTTGCGCTTGTACTGCGGAACGTCCTTGATGTCCAGCAGCTTCAGCACCCTGCGGATGAAGTCGGTGACACGCGCCTCCAGCGCATCCGTCTCTTCCTCCAACGCCTGATATGCCGCTTCAATCTCGGTGGCGGTGCGGTCGCCGGTGTTGATGTTGGTCACATCCAGGGCACCGAACGCCTCATAGATGCTGTTCCTGATGTGCTTGAGGTAGGCTGTTCGCGCCTCATAGGGCACTTGCTGGGTGTACGGCGTCACGGAGCTGTTGTCCAGGTCCGCCACGCCGATGTGCTGGAACAGCAGCCTTTCCCGGAACTCTTTCAGGGCATTGTCATCCATGCCCAGGGAGCCGCCAATCAGCCAGTAAATCTGTGCGCAGTCCTGCAAATCATTGGCAAATCCCGACTGGATCAAGTCGTAGGAGTCAATCGCCGCCTGCATGCCCACCAAAGTGGAACATTCGTTCTTTCCGTAATAGGGTATAATGGGAATGTCGGAGAAGCGGTTCTCATATCCGATAATCTCCTCGCCCTCGGCCTCGGTGGTGCTGACCACGATGTTGTAGCCATGCTTCGGCTCGTACACCGCCAAATCAAGCCCCTTGGAGCCGTCCCTGGTGCGGTACTTGGTCAGGCCGTCCGCCTCATACAGCACAGCCGTCACCGGCCTGTGCTCCCAGTCCAGCGACCAGAACCGAATGCCAGCCCTCAGGCGCCCATCGGTTTCGTCCAACAGGGGCACAAACTCCGTCAGCGGGAACAGGGTGAATGTGTAACCCTCGGAAGAGTCATAGCTTACGTAGCAGTAGCTCTTGCCGCTTATTTCCCCGGAATACACCACGTCATAGGTGTTGGTGTCGAAGTCATCCCCCAGCGTTTCCTTCGTTTCGTCCACCTTCACAGGCTCACCATTCGGCCCGGTGATGGTATTCACATGGTCGATAAAGCTCACACCGTTCCCCAGAAGATAACTCACTCTCTGAGTGTTCAGCCGATGGAAGAAGTTGGACGCAATTTTGTTATTGCTGGTGGTCGGGTCCTGCACCTTCAACCCAGAAGCAGTAAACAACTCCCGCGTGATATTGTTGATCGTCACATTTTCCTGACGGTCATACAGCATGGCGTCGTACGCCTTTTTATACTCCGGGCTGTTCCTGTGATCCTTGATCGCCCGGGCAATGAACTGCTCCCGTTCCTTTGCAGCCTCGAAATCCTGAAATGTGAGCATTGTTTCACCTCATTGCACCAGCCCCGCCACCGGTGGTAAATATCCCCGGCCCGGAGACCCGGACCGTCTACTCTTCAAATATCCCCATGAACGCCATCATCATTTCCACGTCTTTCAAATTATTTGCTCGGTTCGAAGGACGCTCCGTTCATGGGGAAGAGCCGCCGCACGGATTTGAACCGTGAACCTGGTGATTACAAATCACCCGCTCTACCGTTGAGCTACACCGGCATGTACCTTTCCACGTCCCCGCCAACGCAGAAAGGAGGTGGGCAGGGGTGAAGCGGCCCTGCCCACTTTTGTTAATCCCATGTGCTATGCACACTCACCACTACAGCAGCACAGGCTCGTAATTGTAGCCGCCGCGCTTGTCGAAGTGCCGCGCTATACATGCCGCACTGTCAGCAGCATCGTCATGCGGCGATTCCTCTGTGTAACTCAATATCTGAGCCACATACCCTTTGTCTGTTCCGTCAAGAAAAACGACGTTCCCCCACCATTTTTTGAGGAACGTCGCTATCTTCAGATGCTTGTTCATGTCCTCATGATACGTTCGCGCACTGTATTCCCTGCGGACAATCTCCTTGGCCAGGTACCCCTTGTCCGCGTTCGTCTCCGTCAGGATCGGCGCACACAACAGCCGCTTGGCCTCTGAAACACAGGTGTCTATCACTGTGTCCACATGCTTGTGCCACATCTTCCCATACAGGTACAGGGTGTCACCCTGCCGCTTCCCGCATGTAAACGCTGTGTAGTCATCGCCGCCATACGCCGCGTCGATATGCGCTACACCGTCCCGGAAGAACGTCACATCGTCCGTGTACTTCGGATAGGTGGTGAACAACGCACCCTCCGCAGCCGCCCACAAGCCCAGAATGTACCTGTCGTACAACACCGTCCCCGCATACTCCGCTTTCAGGTTCACAACAAACTCCGGCGGCAAGAACGGGTTGTCATCTATACCATACGTCTGCGAGAAAATGTCTGCATCACTCTCTAAGAAATGATGCAGCCAGTGGTCAGGCCCCTGCGGGTTATACGTCCCATCAAAACACGAATACGCCTTGTCAAGTCGGGACTTCAACAGGTTGAACACGTCCTCCGACCAGTCCGCAACCTCGTCACCATAACAGTACTTAATCGAAGAACCACGAAGTTTCGATACCTGAGACAGTTTCTCCGCGCCCAGGCAGTAACACCGCTCACCAAATAACCTCGCGGTGTTGTCCGACCCGATGTACCCTACCAGGTCATCCCCGTACAGGTTCCGCATCGGCTCCAGTACGTTTCTCTCAATCGTGCTCTTCGTTACACCCAGGATGACCGCAAGCCCGTCCTTCCCTATTCGCTCCCGGATACGCATCGGTATGATCCACTTGAAATCCAAATACGTCTTCCCACTTCTCGTCGCCCCGCCTTTGAAGTTCCACCTGTGGTTGCCGTTCAGCACAAATTCCTTCTGCTTCGGCGTTAACAGCATGTCGTTCTCCTTTCGGGGCCGTACCTTGTTTTTTCCTGGAAAATTTTGGGGCGCAAGGTTAGAGTAGAAAAATATATGGGAGGTGTCTCCTTCGGGCGGGGGCGCGGTCGGGAGGGGGGTGGGGGTGGTTGGGGTGAGGTGGGGGGGGTGGTTGCGGTGTGGTGGTTGTGGTGGCGGTTGGTGCGGGCGGCGGTTGCGCCCTATGGTGTATATAATTGGTGCTATAGGTATTTGTTTTCGCAAAAGAAACCTTTTGCGCATAGTTACCGCTACCTACAGGGTAGATTATAGCCCTATGGATGTACCACAGGGCTTGTTGCCTGGCTTATGCGGTTGTATGCAGTGGGTATGCACTACTGTACACCATCGTCTGGGGAAGCTGTGCGCTCCTCCGGGGGCTGTGCCGTCTCTTCTGTTGTCTCTGTAGGGGCCGAGGCGGTTGTCTCCTGCTGTGCGCCCTCGGTGGTCAGCGCGGCCCGGAACTCCACAAACAGGGAGTCCAGGCGGGCCATGGTGGTTTGCTGGCGTATGTCGGCGACCGCATATCGTTTCATCAGCTCCTGCCCGGCCTTTATTCGGTCCTGCAGGGAGGCGTCAAGCCCAAATTGGTCTTTTACCTTCCCGGCCATTACATCCGACAGGAATTGGAGCACATCGTCAGCGCTTGCAATGCGCTTTTCCGCATCCGCTTTTGTGATTTGTGCTATATATGATTTTACCAAAGGCTTACTTAGGTTTTCGCATCCGATAGCCTGGGCTGTTTTCTCACTATATCCGGCACGCTTTGCGGACTCTGTAGCATTCCCTGATTCGATATAGTAGTCGGCGAACTTCCTTTGTTTGGGAGTCAATCCATATTCATCCAACGCCATTATGATTCACTCCCCCTTCTGTGATTCGCTTGCAAGGAACTTCACCACGTCGGGAAGGCTCCAGGATTCGAATAGGTTCTTGTATTTGTCCTTCCCGGTTTTGCTGTCGTGTATTCGCTCGGATAGGACGTATTTTGTAACAGTCCTTCCGGCTTTTGTGCTATAGGTTTGATACTGGTTTATGGCGATGCGCCGGTTTTGCTGGATCGCGATAGCCATTTGGAGCTTTCGCGCCAATGGGCGAAGATTTCGCGCCAAGTGTGATCCCTCCAAACCGTCAGTATCGTTATAATGGGACTCTGAAAAAGTCCGGGACCTTTTCAAGTCCCATTATAACGATACCACATGATGAGGTGGAATAAAAAGGGCCTATTTCCATGGGTTGCGTGCTTTGTAACACTTTTGCAACAACTTTTCACATTTCCGTCATTGACATTGCATTGAATTCAATGTATCATATAACCAAGTCAAGGGAACACATCGACAACACAAGGAGGTAAACACAATGAATTACAACATCACCCGCAACGAGGCATTTAACAGCCTGGAAATCACCTTCGACGGCAAGCCCTCCGAAGCAGTCCGGGACGCGCTCAAGGCGCTCCGCTTCCGCTGGCACGGCGTTAAAAAGCTGTGGTATGGCTACACGGACGAAGAGACCGCCCGCGCCGCCATCGAGGGCGCGGACAAGATCGAGGAGGCCGCGCCGGTTGTCAAGACCGGGAAGCCCGCCCCGCAAGACCACATCAGAATTTATTGGAATGGTATCAAGATCGACGGCGGGAAGCTGATTCGATGCTATTACAGTCTTAACAACGATTGCACCGTCAAGGGCGATTGTATCAGCATCAGTGCCCGCGACTATGCCGACCTCCCCCGCGACCTGTTGCCCGTCCACAACGACACCGACATTTATACGGATTATATCGACAGCGACCGCGCAACCTTGACCCCGGATCATCCCTTATACAAATATTTTAGATTTGTCGCGGCAAAGGCAAAAATCCGAGAACTAAAAAGCGATATAAAGCGCATGGAGGAGGATATAAGCAACTCGGAACGTTGGCCCGGTCGTCATGCCTATTGTAGGCAGGAAATTGATCGCGAACAAGAGCAATTAAAAGCCCTTGAAAGTATAGCCGACCCCGGTCAGCCGACCGCCGCCGACCTGGAAGCCATCGACAAGCGCCGCCAGGAAGCCGAGAACGCCCGCCGCGCCGCTGAGCATGAGGCCGAACTGAAAGAGCGTGAAGCCGTTTTGAACATGAAGAACGACGGCCGGCGCATGATTGAAGCCGCCGCAGAGGCTAACCCCATTCAGGAAGGCGCACCGGTTGTTACTATCAACTGGAGCGAACACCCTGCATTTTATCAATGGGCGGATGGAGAGCTGAAATTGTCAATCAGCGCAGCAGATTCGATCCTCCGGGCGCTTGACCTGAAAGCCCACAACGACCCCGACCACGGCTATTATAAAACGTCGTTCCAGATCACCGGCACCGACCCAGACGGCGAAGCAATCAATTACGAGGGCCGCTATGACCTCGGAGATTGTGACGGGGGACTGATACAGCACATTCGGGCTATAGGCGAATGGGAACGAACCCATGAGGCATTCGGCCAGGAAAAAGCCGAACCCGACGAGACAAACGATCGGATACAATTCGCGGACTACCTGGAGCAGTTCACGGCATAAAATCCCGTCGTCCCGGCGACGTAAAACAGGCATCAAGCCGGGAGCGTCCCGCCCACCTGGGCGGGGGTTGCACATCAACGTCACGCCGAAAGCATACGACGCACACCGCCAGCGCGGGAGGGAATACGCTGGACATGGTTTTAACCGTGATCGTGCATAGGCATTATATGAGATAGTCGGATTGTTAGAGATTTCGCCGGTGGCGGCAACGCCCCCAACACATCGACAATAGGAGGTTTTAGGATGAAAAGGCGCATTATTACTTGGGATTGTCACCGAATCGTCATTAGCCCAATTGATGATAAACAGGTAAAAGTCACCTATTACGAAGATATGGGCGGGCGTTGGGTAAAACTTGGGCCGCCTGAGAATTGTACGACGGAAGACGCTAACAGCGAGTTTTTGGGTAAATAAACGCCCCAAGCAGCGCGGCGGTGAGATACTCCAGCGAACAGACAGAGACGCAGGAGGCCGCGCAGACAGGCATAACGACTACACACACCACCACGCAAAACCGATTCCCGGAGGACTTCACGCAAAACGGAGGGGGATAGTATGGAATTCCAGACAATTGTATCAGCGCTGCGCAAATTTCATCTTTTATGGATGGCGCACAGGTGGGACGGGATCGCCAGGAAGGCGCTGCGGGAGGGGAACACCTACGCCGCACAAATCGCCATTATGGAGCGAAACAAGTTAATGGAACTAGCCCATTGCGGATGATTTCACGCAAAACTACCCCGGGTTGCTTGACACGGGCGACCCGGGGACGGATAATGACGTATAGCTTCACGCAAAACGGAGGGATGCACGATGCCATTGAGCGAAGCCCAACTGAGGGCCAACAGCAAGCACTTGGCGGAGCACTATGAGTCCATCGCGGTGAGATCCCGCAAGGATGACAGGCTGGGCGAACGGTTGGAGATTGCCGCGAGGCGCAGGAACACCAGCAAGCGCGATTACATATTGACCGTGCTGCGGGAGGCGCTGGAAAAGGACGGGGTGACGGTGGACACCTACGACTGACTTCACGCAAAACCGCACGCAAAACCCCCGAGGAAAACTCGGGGGTTCTTTTCGTATGGCTTCACGCAAAACACTCCGGCACCACCACATGCCCCAGGGCATCGGCGTGCAACCGGCGCACCCAGCGGGCGTCGTAGTCCATTTCCTCGGCGATTTTCTCCCAGGTATAGTAGTTCCGATAGCGCAGCTCCAGCACCCGGCGGTAGCGCACGTCCTCCACGGCGTCGATGGCTTCGTTCACCATGCGCTTGACGCGGCACAGCTCCCCCACCTCGGCGCCGATGCGGTTCTTCAGCTCGATGACGCGGTTGGCGGTATCCGTCCAGTCTGAAGCGCCGCCGCGCGGCATGCCGGTGATACTTGCCATGCGCCCGGATTCCAGCCTTGCCTCCAGGCGCTCGATCTCCTCCAGCCTGGACTCTATGCGCTCGTCGATCCTCCATGCCTGGGACAGGAATTCCTTCGCGGTCATGTTGTTCCTCCATTGGCGCACAGCTTCACGCAAAACTCAGTCATCACGCAAAACTTCACGCAAAACCTCACGCAAAACGTCGGGTCCGTTCTCGGAGAGAGGTTCTACGGTGACATACGGGCCATTTTCTGTGAAGTCGATGGTCACAGTGCTGCCCTTCTCCTGCATGGCCTCCCGGACGATTCGCAGGATCAGCTCCTGCACAGCTTTATCATACATAATTCACGCACTCCTTCACGCAAAACTATTGATTCATCGTGTACCTGGCAAAGCTCACCTTGTCGCCGTAGCGGTTTTGGGCGGTCTCCCGGGAAGACTTGATTGGGTGCCCGGCATCGCGCAAATCCTTGATCCTCGCGGAAAGCCGGGTGCAGCCGTACTCCGTGAACGCCTCCATGCTGGTGATGCTGCCATAGTCCCGGAGGTGGCGGAGGATTTTTTCGTTCTGGGTCATGCTCTCGCCCCCATCATGCCGCGCTCATGGTCCGTCAGCATCCGCTCGTACTCCTCCAGCGCGCCCTCCACGTCGCCGTGTACGGCCCGGGAATGCAGCGTGCGCTTCTGCTCCGGCGTGAGCGCTGTGCTCTTCCTGACCATGTTCGTAAAGTTCTTTGCCCGGATGTAGTCGTAGGCGCTGGGGCGCTGCCGGGAAAAATCCTTGGTCACGAAAGCCTCCTTGGCCCGTGTACGATGCCCACGGGCAGGCCGTCGGTGGGTTGGCGCTGTTTTCCCCCTTCAGCGCCGGGTGACTATAGTCAGCTTTCCACAGCCTACTACCGTCAGAAGGGCAGATCCTCGTCGTTCTCGACCTCCGTGAAGCCGTTGTCCTGCGCAGGAGCCTCCCTGCGGCCCCCAGAGGGCCTTTCCAGCCCCTCCACGGACTCGGCGATAATCTCCGTCACGTAGCGCTTGGTGCCGTCCTGGGCGTCATAGGAGCGGGTCTGGAGGGAACCCTCCACAGCGACCCGGTTTCCCTTGGCGAGGTACTTCACGCAAAAGTCCGCCGTCTTCCGCCAGGCCACCACGGAGAAGAAGTCGGATTCGTGCTGGCCTTCCTGGTTGGCGTACTTCCTGCGCACCGCCACGCGGAAGGTGGCGTTGGAGATCCCGGACTGGGTGGTGCGTGCTTCAATGTCGGTGGCAATATTGCCAATGATGATTACTTTGTTCATGGTGTCCTCCTATTTCGTCGTGTCGATGTCGATTTGCTCAAAGTCCCGTTCTGTCTTGCACTTGTAGCAGTACATGGTCTTGACATGGCCCCCGCCAGTCCTGCGCACCATCTTGGAAACGGGGAACACCGCGCCGCATTCCGGGCAGCGGAAGTGTCGGATGGAGAAGTGCCTGCGCTTGCGCATGGTCACACCTCCCGGTGTACGCTGCGCTCGGCGGAGAATCCCGTAGGATAACGCTTGCGCAGCTTGGCAATGTTCTCCTCCGCGATGCCCTCCATGCTGTAGCCGTACACGTCGCACAGCTCCGCGATCATCCAGAGGACATCTCCTATCTCCTTGCGCAGGGCCGCTCCGTCCATGCCATGACCCTGGTGTGTTTTCTGATGCAGGCTGCACACCTCCCCCACCTCGGCTGACAGCCCCCACAGGGCATGCTCAAGCGTTTCACGCGGGGACAGGTTCGGGTTCTGCGTTCTGCGGGCAAGGGTCTGGTATTCGTTGAGTGTCATACTGTCCTCCTATTTCTTTCCGTCTTTCACAAGCAACACCACAAGCAAAACCAACGAGACAACTAACGTGATAAGTAGCATTGCGCTTATGAAAGGGTCATCGCTCCCGCGCACTACATCTGCGGTATGCGTCAATACAAACACTATCTCGCCTCCTTCGGCTCAATCCCCAGCTTCTGCGCGATGTCGGCGGGGATGGGCGTAATGAATATCCCGGCGTAGTTCGTGTTGTTGTACAGCTTTTGCAGCCATTCGCCCCATGACGGGTAAACCGGCTCAGGATTATCCTTCGCCCAAGCCATCACGGTGTCCTCGACTTCACGCATGGCATCCACGGTATACGCTTCTGCTGTGTCACTGCACATAAGGTTGCTTTCAAGTGGGCATCCGTCGCATGGGTAGTATTTGCCATCTGCTGCAATCTTCTTTTGCATGGCTGCGCAGTACCGCGCCCAGTGCTTCACCACCTCGCTAAACTCGGCCACTGTTACCCCTCCTTCGGTTCAATCCCCAGCTTTTTCGCGATGTCAGCAGGGATGAGGTTGTTGAAAAGTCTTAGCACAACCTCCTCAGATTCCGTGCAATCATGAATCAATCCGATATTGCAAAGAAACTCTCCCCACGTTGTTTTCGGCTTGGTTTCTACTACTTTCGGTTCCCGTTTGTCCAACGCTTCGTCAATCGCCGCCCGCAGCGTTTCCACCTCGGCGTTGCGCTTGCCCTCGGCCCACGCCTGCTGCACAAGGTTCATGATGCCGTTCTCCTTGCCCTCAAGGATTCTGTGCGCCGTCAGCCGCGCCTCCTGCATGAACTTCTCGCGTTCCACTATCTCGCCTCCTGTTCCTTCTGCCACATGGTCAATGCTTGTCCAACCGAAACAGGCACTACTCCCCAGTCCTCAAGATATTCCAGCTTATGCGCCTTCAGCCACTCCACCGGGATAGCGTCGATGGTGGGTGCGTTTGCCACGTCCGCTATGCATGTCCGCTTCATTTCGCCCTTTGCCCTTGCTTCAATCGTTGTCGAGCATACGGACATGGTTGTGACGTGTCCTTCCATTGTGTCTATCAGCGCGTCAGCTTCGATCAACCTCACATTCACACCTCCATTTCCATCTGCTCTTCAATCGGCGGTTCTATTGGTTTTGCTTGCCACTTCAACTGCTGAATTATCGGCACCCACCTGTCCATATCCTGCGGCACGTTGAACATCCCACACGCCTGATATGACAACCTCCAATCTGTCGCTTCGCTGTGCGTCAGTCCGTACAGTTCGCATTTGTATAACTGCCGGTCATGATACTTGCCGCCGATCAGATGGTCACAGTCCTTACAACGCAAAACGCCACAGGTTCCGAACCGAACGTGCATCGCGTCAATCTTGCGGGCTTTCATCCTTCTCTCCCCGGCATCATGCCGCACCCATGCTTTTCTGTACAGTAACCGACAACTTTGCATTTGGGCCGCATCTGCGTCATGACAATCGTTGTCCACTCCCCGCTGTCGCTGCCGTATTCCTCCAATGCGTCGCAGATGTCCTTGAACAGCTCCCGGAACTCCCAATACGCCCGGTCGCACATGCGCTGGCGGGACATATCCACAAGGTTGCGAAGGTTGCGCTTGTCCACCACGCGGGTAGTCATGCCCAGCGGCAGGAGCATAGCGGCATCCTCACGGGGGATGTCATCAATGTCCGTCAGGGTGATAAGCGCATTGCGGATGTCCTTCATTGCCTTTTCGTATGTGGCGCGTGCGTGGTCATCACACTTGATGCTTCGTGGGGTCACATACTCAAAGTCCCCATAGTCGATGTACCGCGTGGACGCTTGCAGCCGCGTGGGCGCACCGCCAATGTGCGTGTACCACTCCCGCATCACCCGGGCGCTGTAGCTGCTCAACTCCATCTCCACGTTGACGAACTCCATTAAACGTCCGTGTCCCGACTTGACGCACTCCCAGCCGCGCTGGTAGTTGGCGATGCGGCTATCGGTGTCCGCACCCCAGCACACCCCCGCCATGCGTCCCATGGTGGTGATAGGATCAGGGGTTGTAGTGTCCAGGATCGTTACCTTGCCCATTGTTTTATCCTCCAATCTCGCAGTAGTCCTTGCCGCACCCCGGCGCTCCGTTGCCCAGGCTGTACCCCCACGCGCAGTAAGCGTTCGGGTCTACGTCGAAGAAGTGCGCAATGTCGCCCTCGGAGTCCTTCACCGAATGCAGGTCGCAGAAACAGTCCTTGCCCAAGTCCCGCATGTCGTTGAAGTACACGCAGTTGCGGCAGCGAACAACAATCACTCTGTTGCTTGCACGTTCAATGTTTTCCATGGCCCTATCCTCCATTCTCCCGCATCCACACGGTCATTCCATGCTTCAATCGCTCGTTCCCGCGTTGTGTAATAATGCCCGATGGGTTTATACTTTTCGACTTCTTGCTCCGGGGTGTCATACTCAAACCCGTGTATGCCATCGGCCAGACAAAAGCGCGGGCAGCCTACCGACCAGCCAAAGTCGAATCCGTCTACATTGCCGTGGGAGACAAATGCCTTTGCACCGCAAATAGGACACGGTTTCAATTCCATGGTGTTGCCTCCCTCTGTTCGTCTGTCGGGCAAGATGTCCAGAGTCGAAATCGCTTGCCGTAGTCATCTTTCATCATCCAAAAATCCGCAACAGTCAACACAGACCCTTCGCTCATTTCATAGTAATCACCCACGAGTACGCCGAAATCAACTTCGCTACCTGTGCTGTCTCTTACTTCAAAGATAATGAACGGGCCATCTTGCACATTGGCTTGCGCTTCCACCCATGTCATCACCCTCGGCTCCTGCGACACCAGTTCCCGCATCACCGCCAGCGCCAAATCTCGCGGTATTTCTACGCTTCCGTTGTCCAACGTACTGCACATTGTCCACGGGCAATTCCGACACTTAGGCTCCGTAATACAGTTCCGAAAAGCATCCAAAACCCTGTCACGTTCGGTCATTCCACTTCACCTTCCTCCCGCACTCCGGGCAGTAGTTGTCGCGCACTTCGCATTCACCGGGAGGCCCAAGATATGTTTCGCCGACAACAGCGCTGCAAACGCCACAGCAGAAAATGTCCTCGTCCTGATCGTCCCGGCCTTGTATCGGCTCCACCGGCTCCTGGGCTTTCAGCAGGGCAATGGCATCCGAAAACAGCACGTCCATAGTCTGGCAAGTATCATCTCCCACTGTTGCATACGGGCATATCTCACATTTCGGGCTGTGCCCATCGCCAACCATGCAGCACTCCAGCCCATTGATAACCTTCTCTATCTTCGTCACTTCAATCCCCCTCCAATCTGCCGTCCACTTCGCTCCCTCGCTTTCTGGGCTTCGCGCTCTATCTTCCGCATAATCTCCCATTTTCGCCTGCTGTCCTTCATCTTCTCCTCGCACTTCGCGCAGCGGGTCTTGCCCTCTACCGCCTTGGCCTTGCCGCAGCCAATGCACAGGCCCTTGGCTTTCAGCGCCGCCCTCCGCTGGGCGTTGTACGCCTTGCGCTTTACACCACCGGGATCATTGCGTTCCCGCTGGGCGGCGATGCGCTTTTTACAGGGTTCGCAAAGCGTCCTTCCGGGTTCGGCGTACCGCTTGGCGCACTCCGGGCAAATGCCATGCGATGTGTACCAGTAATAGTTGTCGAGCCGCGCTTGGTTGTTCTTCGCAAAGCTCTGCGCTGACTTACGGGGCATGCGGTTCACCCCCCGCCTTTCCCGCCCACTGTTCAGCCATTGCCTTTGCAATGCCGGGGAAGGTTTTGCTCCGCGTTTTCGGATCACGTTCTTTCCTGCCCTGAAATCTGCGATAGTTTCCATTCGCATCCTTGCAGCCGCCATTCACATAAGGCTCATGTTCTGCCACAATTTCCGTAGGCATTAAAGGCGGCAATCCCTTTAGCCAAAGACACGTTCGCTTGCTGTACGGATGCCCGAACTCATACGGCTGTATTATCTGGCTGTATGGCGGCAATCCAAAAATCTTCATAGGCGTTGGATTTTCTATGGCAACGCGCGGACAATCTGCGTTATAGAACTTCATGAAAAAATCTTTCGCCTCCATCGCCTTTTGAAAACGCTCCTGCTGCAATACCCCCCCCCACTCGCATCCGAACAGCTCCGGCACTTGTCATGTAGGTGCACGGAGGATGTGCAATTATCATATCCCAGCGCATTTTGAGCAACTCCAGCGCATCAACTTTGATATGCCACTCCGGGTGTCCACCGCTGCACTCCTGGATGTCGCACGAATACGCCTCATGCCCCAGCCGCCGCAGTTCAATGGTTACGGCCTGACTTTCTTCGCAGGCCACAAGGATTCTCACCGCCTACACCCCCAGCCTTTCAAACAGCGCCCCGAACCCCAGCACCACGTACCCCACCAGCGCCCAGAAAATGTCACCCAGCTTCGTCCCCGGGCCGGGTTCGGGATAGTCCCGCGCCGCGTACCGGATGAACCGCGTGTACACCGCCGCGTCCTTCTGCCGCCGCAGGGCCAGTTCGTCCCGGAGCCTTGCGTTTTCGGCTTCAAGCGCCGCCACCCGGGCATTGTTCTGGCGCTCGATCTCTTGCTTCACAATGGCATCAATCATGGCATTGTGAACGGTTTGCCCTTCGTATGCCTTAATCATCGTCGCCCACCTCCACAAACTCGCCGTCTTTCAGGGTATACCATGTATCAGGCATCAGGTTTACACCGTCCACAACGCCAGCTTTACAGCCGGTGATCTTATACGCGCCATCAATCCAGTCCCGCGTTGCCAGCGCAATCAGCGACCCAATACCAGCCCTGGCCTTACTGTTAAAAGCAGCAACAACGCAATCTTTCCCACCAGACAGGCTGCTCCTGTCCTGCGCTGCAAGGCTGCTACTGTCCTGCGCTGCAAGGCTGCTCCTGTTCCGCGCTGCAAGGCTGCTACTGTTCCGCGCTGCAAGGCTGCTCCTGTTCCGCGCTGCAAGGCTGCTCCCGTCCCGCGCTGCAAGGCTGCTCCAGTCCTGCGCTGCAAGGCTGCTCCCGTCCCGCGCTGCAAGGCTGCTCCCGTCCCGCGCTGCAAGGCTGCTCCCGTCCCGCGCTGCAAGGCTGCT